TGTTGTTGCTGAAGCTGACAAAATAGCAAGACCACCGGCAACATATAGAAGTATTTTATTATAGTCTTCTGATTTACTCAATGCTGTTTCAGTTTGCTTCAATCTGTGCTCATAAGCTTGGATTAACTCAACTTGACTAGACTCACGATTGATCGCGATGTCTATTTGAGTTTGCATCCCACTCATACACTCTTTGACAGATTCTTCAATAGCCCATTGGCAAAGATCCGTTGAGCTTTCAAGCGCTCCCTTAAGTCTCACAAAGTCATAAACTGACAAGGCCATCTTGATCGTTTTGATCTCATCACCTGGCTTCAGCTTCTCACCTTGAATGATCGGAATACCTTTTCCAAGCCAAATGCTTGTTGGTGGTATATCACTTAGCGGAGCAAGCGGACTCAGGAAGACAATTAAAGATAAAAAAAAACTCATTGCTTAATCCTCACAGGTGATGGCTTTGAAGTTCTCAAGCGCTTTTCTCGTCTGATCATCACAGACTTTTTGACAATCAATTACAGCATCACCAACTTTTGTGATCTTGCACTCAGTAAGCTTTTGATTGAGCTTCAGCGCTTTTTCTGTCGCTTGATTCTCCTTGACTATATAGTCAGCACAGACAACCGCCGGATCTTGATGGCCGAACATATACCCGACGACCAAAGCTAAAACGATACAAGCGCAAGCGATGACATAAGGGATTGAATCCCGGTTTGTTAATAGTTGTTCAATCATTTTAGCACTACATTAATCAAGTCATCATTTGCAAAATCTCCACTGTCAGGCCACGCTTTAGCAACAATCAAACCTATTTTTGTTACCCCTGTGCTTGATACTGATGAGCCATTAATAAATGCATCACTGCCATTTTGCGGTGCTGTCCCACTTAAGCGAGCCACACAACTTCCAAAAATGACAAGCGTACAAATATCATAAGTAACCTCAACACCATTTTCCAACACTGTTATTTGTCTGCAATTTTCAGCAACTCCAGCAAAAGCGCCGCTGGAGTACGGTTGAACTTTTCCTGCTTCTGAAAACTCTACTAGAGTATGATTTGTAACTGTATCTGTTCTTTTAATGTTAATTTTCATCTAACTTAACCTTTCTATAATTACTAAAATGTTTGAATCGCCCACATAGTATTTAGGCGCGTTAATGATTGAATGTTTATAAAACCCAACTTCATCATTAACGCTCGCATTAACGACACCAAGAATATTTTTTTGTTTTACATTTGCATTTCCAATTTGAAATCTAGGGCCGTAAGTAACTGAGTTGTCAGCATTACTCAGTTGTAGCTCTACAAATGAACTATCGGAGCTGTTCGGACCGACAACTAATTTTGCTGTAATTCGATAGACTCCAGCTGTCAAAAATCTAAAACCGTAAAACCAAATCGTGCCACCCCCGAAATTCTCCTCTAGCATGTCAATATCTGAATTATGTATAGCATTAATGAATACATCTCCTTGAGTTGAGTAATTCGAAAATCTATAAAATCTTGCTGGAGATGTCGGATAATTTAGTAAAATTGTAGTTGAATTAGTTGTAGCAGAAGTTACAGGCTCTGTATGTAAAGTCTCTTCATATTCGATTCCCTCAGCAGTTCTAGCAGTCCAATTTGCACCATCGTACGCAAGCAACTGTTTATTAGTTGGTGTTGTAACACTACTTATGTCATCAACATTTAAAACAATTTCACCTAAATTATTAGGTACCTTTGATGAAACATTTATATAGTTATGACTCATTACGCGCCCAACTTTCTTATTTCAATAAATCCGTATTGAGCTTGCCTATTTCCCTGAGCTGAAAGCGCGTTTATGTTTGTCGGTGCTGAGTTTAAACGAACCGAAAGAGTTATTGATGAAGCGCTTGATATATAACCAGAGCTACTTGACCCAATTGTTTCAGTACCATCTTTTACATTGCCTTGTGTGCCAAAAAAGCTAGTTCCATCATGCCAACGATAGGTCGCTTCCCCTGTTGATGAACTAAATGTAATACCTGCAACAGCATTACATAAATAAGTGCCTGCTGGTAAAGTTATACTATCTATCCACCCACTCCCTACCGTTGCGCTTACTCCATTGTAAACAACATTATAAAAATGTATATCGACATTATTCGCTAAAGCACTCCCACCCGTTGGATATGCTGTCGAGCTTCCATCACCCACAAATAAAACAGTTCCGATGCTCAACAAATTAGTATCATTATTTATCCATTTGCTAGATGCCGTATCATATTGAAGAACTTGATTATTAGACACGCTTGTAATGTTTACATCATTAAGATGTTCAACATTAACAGTGATTTCTCCAGCTGAGTTTGGACTTTGGCCTGCAACTTTAATCTTATTGTGACTCATTAGACAATCTCCCAAGCTGCCGGAGTGTTCCCGGTGGCAATTAATGTTATTGAGCTATATTGAGTATCAAGATCAATGGTTGTTTGGCCATCAATGGTCTCGCTTGCATTTCCATCAACAGTGATAGTTCCTGTACCCATGTTCTTGATTCTAATCTCTTTTCCAGCATCACCCGAAGCGCTAGCTGGTAGAGTCAAAGTAAATGTTCCTGTGCATGAATAATGATAGCTATACTGAGCACTTGAAGGATCCGCAGTGATTGCGCTGTACGTATAAACGCCAGGTGCTGATTCCGCCCCCCAAGATGTCGTTGAATGATCATACGTCAGAACATAGTTATCAATTCCTGCGCCTGCTGTGAAGCTCACATCACTCAAGTCATTAAGGCTCTCGCTAGTGATTCCACTAATGAAAGCGCTTGTTGTATTGTCCATCGCTGACAAGTCGAGTGAGCTGATATTGCTCGGAACAAGCGCCTTATCTGTCGCTGTGCCGGCTGTCGCTTCGGCATTGGTCGCAATCTCAATGACTCCGGCCACTGTCTCGCTTGCTGAGCTTGCTGTTGGTGCGGCTTCAGCTCCCCAAGTTGATGTTCCGTTGTCATAGGTCAGAACATAGTTGTCAATTCCGGCTCCGGCTGTGAATGATACATCACTTAGATCATTAAGGCTTTCGCTTGTGATGTCACTAATGAAAGCGCTTGTGGTGTTGTCCATTGCTGACAAATCGAGTGATGAAACGTTGCTTGGAACTAGCGCCTTATCTGTTGCTGTTCCTGCTGTCGCTTCCGCGTTCGTAGCAATCTCGATGATGCCTGCTGTTGTCTCGCTTGCTGGACTTCCACCGGGAACCGCTTCCGCGCCCCAAGAGCTAGTTCCGTTGTCATAAGTCAGAACATAGTTGTCAATTCCTGCGCCTGCTGTGAAGCTCACATCACTCAGATCATTAAGGCTCTCGTTTGTGATGTTTGAAATGAATCCTGAATCATTGTCAAAGGTGCTTAGATCAATATGGCTAAGATTGGCAGGAGTCAGAATCTTATCATTAGCAGTCGCGCTTGTTGCTTCTGCATTTGTAGCAGTCTCTAAAATACCTGCTGTGCTGTGGCTTGCTGTTGGGATGTCACCGACAGTGATGAAAGCGCTTGTTGTGTTGTCCATTGCTGACAAATCGAGAGAACTGATATTGCTAGGAACCAAAGCTTTATCGGTCGCTGTACCTGCTCCGGCTTCTGCGTTCGTAGCAATCTCAATCACTCCAGCCACTGTTTCACTTGCCGGTGTTGCGCTTGGTACTGCTTCAGCTCCCCAAGTTGATGTTCCGTTGTCATAGGTCAGAACATAGTTGTCAATACCTGCTCCGGCTGTGAAGCTTACATCACTCAGATCATTAAGGCTCTCACCTGTGATGTCTGAAATAAAAGCGCTTGTTGTATTGTCCATCGCTGACAAGTCAAGTGAACTGATATTGCTTGGAACCAAAGCTTTGTCGGTCGCTGTGCCTGCTGTCGCTTCGGCATTGGTCGCGATCTCAATGACTCCAGCCACTGTCTCGCTTGCCGGTGTATCTGTATTATCAATCTTGTCGATCTTGCTATTGGTGATTGTGCCACCCATGTCTTCATTGATGAGCAAGTGATCACCGACAGCCCAAGTCTGCCCATAAATTGTGCCTGCTGTGTCGATGATATAGAAGTCACCTTTTTCGGCATTGAGAAGGCTTGGAGTTCCTGCTGTTGCATTGAAAGCGCCTTTGTATTCAAGGCCACCTGTGAAGTCTAAAGTTGCAAAGCTTAGAGTCCCGGTTCCGTTAGTTTGGAGAACTTGATTTTCTGAACCATCGAGAGTTGGAAGACTGTACTCGGTTCCAATAGTGACTCCACCAACTGTGATGGCGTTTGTGGTTGTGGCTCCTCTTGAAGTGACATCATCAAGATTGTCAGTTCCTGCGCCACCGCCTGCGCTTGCGAATCCAAAAGATTTAATTGCCATGATTCACTCCTTATTTATTGAAGCCAGCTGTGATTGTGAAGGTATCACCAGCGGCCGCTTTAGCATAAGCGATTGATGTGACCAAGTTCCCATCAGCAAGGCCTTGAATATCAGCCGAACCGCCACCTTGAATCGGAATAACTCCATCAGTATTGGTCTTTCCATCCGTTGGAGCATCGGCAGCTCTAAGCTTATAATGTGCTTCGAGTGTTGTGCTTCCGTTGCGGATTTCTAAAAAGGCAAACTTAAGACCATCAGCAAAAGCTGTTTGAGTAATCGGACAAACAAAGTCGCTTGATGTTAATGTGTGCCAATTTGTGTCTGCCACTGCTGTTGCTGAATAACCGCCCATGTATTGACCGGCTGAAATAGGATTCTGAACTCCAAGTTTACTCATCTGTTTTCCCCTTTGTTTCTGTGGTTTGTGGTTGACGCTTGGCCATGACATTCGCGCCGGCATAGATAAAGAATAACGTATCAATCAATCCTAGAACTTCAGTATGTGCTTTGTCTAGCAAAGCGAGAGTGAAGCAACAGGCAAGAGCAGCATAAAAAGCTAAAGCTTTTCGACCGCCGGCTTTATCGGTCATCGTTTGATTATTCATCGAAGTCCTCACCTAGAAGTCTATAGACATGAGCGAACTCAGAGAACTTACGCTGGCGCTTGATTACACCTTCGCCATATTCACCATTCCCAAGAGTCCCATGAGCATTTCCTTCAATGGTCGTGATGTACCCTTCATTAACAGTTGAGTTGTCAATGCAAAGAGTAATGTGATCGCCTTGAAGCGCTCGCTTACTACTATACACAACGACAATATCACCGGGAGCAACCTTACCATGCTCTATTGATCGCGATGTCTTAGACCAATTTTTATAAAGTCGATAACAGCTAGGCATAACTTTTTGGCGAATTGGGAACTTGACAGCTGTATGACAGAAAGCAGCAAAGAATCCACACCAAGCATATTGGCCGTTCTTTGTATAGTCAGCTTGCCAAGACCATCC